CGCCGGCCGTGCCCGGGGACGTGGCACCGGCGCGGACCTCACCCATGTTCGACATGAGGAGCTGACGCTGCTCGTTGTCCAGGCCGCTCATGCCGCGGCGGGTGAAAGCAGAGAACGCCGTACGGTAGGCCGCTTCCTGGTCCGCCTGCCGGTCCTCAGCGGGATCGACGTTTCTCTCGGGCGCGATGACCTGAGAGTAGTCAACGGACGCGAGGCGGGCGTGCCGCTCCTCGGTCTCGACCTCGGTGGACAGCCGCTCAACGTCGGCAAGGGCTGCGTCCCACGCCTGCCGGTCTTCGGCGGACAGCGGCTTGTCGTCGCCGCGGGACTGGAACTCCTGCGCGGCATTCCACGCCTGCGCGCGCTTGTCGAGCAGGCTCTTGAGGTTGGGCATTGTGCCTCCCAGCACGAAGAGCCCCACCGCCATCGGCGAGGGGCTGGAAAGGGATGTGAGAGCTGCTACCGCGCGAGCAGGTAGCGGGCGGCAAGCGCCTCCATGCGCATCGCCTGACGGCCCCCAGTGGTCTCTCCCGGCTGGGTTGCGTCGCCACCGCGAGTGGGCACGGGGCCCGGCTCGCGGCGGAAGTCGTTGAGTTCCGGGCGGTACCTCGCCCGGCGGTCAAACGCGTCGTCGCTGCCGCGCGCGGCCAGGGCCACGCCGACGGACCTGAGCCCGGCGTCGGTGTCCTCGTAGGCGGGGAAAGTGACGGCGGACACCTCGAAGAGCTGCACCTCGCGGATGATCCGCAGCTCCGCCTCGGCCTTGTCGCCGCCCACGGTCTCGACGTCGACCATCTCCCAGTCGTCCTTTACGACCCGAAACCCGAACGACATGCCGGTGATGTTCCGGTTGTCGAGGTTCACAATCAGGTCGCTGACGTAAGACAGCCGCTCGTCGAGGTCCGCGTCGACCGCCAGACCGACCTGGTCCTGCGACAGACGCAGACTGCCGGCCGACACTCGGGACACGACGAGACCCGTGTCGTGGTCGACGAGCATCCGAGCGTCGCCCTCGGACAGGGTCTTGGTGAATGCTCCGTCCGCAATTACCTCGTAGAAACCCCAGGTCAACGGGTTCCCGATCGCGGTCCGTGAGTTGAACACCGCAGCGTGCCCGGCGAACCCGCGCGTCCCGCTGTCGTCGGCAGCCCGGACCTGAAGCCCAGCCGTGGCGAGGGTCAGGTCGCGGCGCTCAGTCGTCTTCGGCATCGCTGCCCTCCTTCGTCTCCGACACAGCCATCAGAGCGGCTGCCTTGGCGAGATAGTCGGCGGCCCGCGCCGCCCGGTCTGCGTTCGGCGGTACGTCCGCCGACGCCTTCGCAACCGGGTCATAGCCCAGCGGCGCCATGTACGTCGGTTGGAGGTGCAGGTCGCCCTCGGGGCCGGTGAGCGGCGGCAGGTCTTCCAACTCCAGGATCTTGTTCACGCTGAACGCCCCGGTGTCCCGCATCGCCCGGTAGAACGTGGCGCGCGCCGCACTGTCGCCGCGGAGCAGCCCGCCGAGCTGGTACTTGGCGTACTCCGTCTTGGGTAGCAGCTCCTTCGTGACCCGCTGCTCTGTCGGCGTCAGCCACGTCGGCGCGAGGTCCCACGTCACGAAGCCCTGCGCCTGCTGCTCCAGCCCGGTGCCCCAACTGGTGGACTTCTCGGTGGACATCAGCAGGAACGGGGGCACCCCGAACATGCGGCTGATCTCCGTGACCTGGAACATTCTCGATTCGAGGAACTGACTGTCCTTGTACGGCATCGTCACCGGGTTGAACGAGGCTCCGGAGTCCAGCACGGCCACGTCGTGCGCCGCCTGCGAGCCGCCCATCTTGGCCCGCCAGTTCGCCTTCAGCGCCCCAGCCTGCTCAGCCGTCAGGCGCTGCTCCGTCTGGAGTACGCCCGAGATCATGTTGCCCGAGCCGTACAGCTTGGCCGCGGACTTCTCCGCAGCGATGCCCAGGCCGATGCCCTGCGCCGCGGCGCGGATCGGCGAGCACCCCGTCACCCCGTCGTAGCCCAACGCAGGCAAATGCAGGATCTCGCGCGACGTCCGCCGTACTCGGCTGCCGTCCTCCATCTGGATCCAGAACACCTTGCCGCTGGGGTTCTCTTCGGACGACTTCTCGCGGTCGACCTTCACCCGGTCCGGGCGGATCGGCCAGAGCTGCGTCACCTCGCCAGCCCGGTTGGGAACCTTCTGTACGTAGGCGTTGCCCCACAGCAGCCTGTGTACGTACACCAGCCGCCACAGCTCAAACTTGGTCAGCTCCGGATGGGGGTCTTCCAGCAGCGCGCTGGTCGCCCGGTCCTTCGTTCCCACCACGTACGTATGCAGCGGCAACGCAGAGGACACGTTCGCCACCACGGACACCGCCCGCCACACCGCGGGCATGTGCAGCGCGCTCGTCTCCGTGACCGTCACACCAGAGTCCAGCGGCGCACCACCCCCCAGCAGCTCAGCCAGCGACGCATCAGTCAGCGGCCTCGCCGGGTTCTCCAGCGACGCCCGTCCTTCGAAGAGCCCGAAGAGGCTCATGTTGTCCCCTTCCGTCGTGCCTGCTCACGTTCGACAGCCAGGACCCCAAGGGCCCCGGCAAGGATCAGCCCGGCTGGCACCGACCACATGGCCAGCCCGCCGACTACGGCCAGCACGAACACGATCTCCAGCACGAACAGCAGCCCAGTCACCACAGGTTCGGCGCCCCTTCCGGCTCCACGTCCGCTCGCTCCGCATGCCCCCACGCGGCGAGCGTGCAGCCCACCAGCGGGCTGATGTCCACGGACACTCCGCGCCGGGCCCAGCCCCATCCATCACCGATCGGCCGCTTGTCCGCCCCAGCCAGGGCCGTAGCCAACGGGGCCTGGTCCAGGTGCACGATGGTCTGCTCGGCCACCCCGTCGAAGAACTGGCCGGCGGACGCCGCGACCTGTCGCGTCTTCGGGATGAGCAGCAGGCTTTCGATCTCGTCGTCGCTCAGCCCCGCATCCCGCAGCGCTTTACGCACCGCAGGGACCAGGGATCCGGCGGGGCCGCCTTCATCGATGACGACGGCGCACGGCTTCCACTTCACGACCAGCTCGGCCACCCGCTCCGGTGCCCACCCGGTGCCGGGGCGGTGGTCGATGACCTCCACATGCTTCGCGTCGCCGTTCGCCCCGGCCGCACAGATCGCCGTGTGCGACCGCTCCGGGGTCGTGTCGAGGGCGAACGCCACCGGGTCCGACATGGACGACGTCCCGTCGGCAGCGGCCCGCCATGCATCCTCGCCGATGACCTGCCAGGAGTCCGACCCATCGGTCGGGTACGACCCGACGCCGAGCCGCTCGCGGGCGTAGCCTTCGGGGCTCATGGATAGCCGCTCGTTTTCGATCTTCTCCAGCGTCAGCCGGTACCCAACCCCAGGGTTTGCGATCAGCGCGGACTCGGGGGAGTCCTGGTCGTCGTGCTCCTTGCAACCGGGGTTGCACTCGTCTGTGTGAGCACTGATGGACCACTCGAAGTAAGCGAGCGACGGATCCGGTACGCCGGTCTCTACCGAGGCGAGTGCGCGGCGACGCAGGCGGGCCAGCTGCACCGATGGGGCGCCGACCCCGGCAGACGCGTAGTACCAGAGCTGCGGGTTTCTAATCGCTGCCATGGTTGGCATGAGCGCATCCATTGCGTCATCGCCCAGGTACATGGCTTCGTCCATGATGTTGCAGTCGCCAGTGAAACCACGGCCGGAGCCGCCCGAGCGAGCGATGAACTGCAGAATCGCCCCGTCGTGCAGCTCAACGGACTCCTCACCGGTGGTGAACCGGTACGCCTTGACGCGTTTGTGCAGGTCAGGGCAGTTCTTGATGAGGGCGACGATGCGGCGGAACGCGACCTTCGACGTCTTGAACTGGTGGGCGCTGTGCAGGATCAGGCGCTCGCCACCGACGAACAGACCCCAGAGTTCGCGGGCCTCGATCACGCCCCCCTTCCCGTTCTGTCGCGGGATGTTGCAGCACACTTCGAACGCGGCCCAATCGCCCAGCGCGTTCTCCC